ATGACTCTGGCGGAAGCAGTCTGCACATATCTCTCGGCATACGCCGGGCTGATTGCCCTGACTGGCCAGCGGATCTACCAGGGCCTCTACCCGGAGAACCTGGAACTCGCGGATGGGCCGGTCCTGGTATTCGAGGAATCGGACGGCGGGGAGTATGTCGAGAAGATCGGGGCCAATCCCACCGCCGCGGCGGCGCAGTACGAATTCCAGGTATGGGCGACGACCGAGGCTTCGGCGCGCGCCGTGATCGCCCAGGTCTACGCGGCGATGGAACACAAGACGGGGCAGATCGGGGGCGCGAGCGGTGTCACCTTGATCGACTGTTTCGCGGATGGTGCCCCGGCGGTCCGCCCTGAGATGATCGCGCCGGACCAGTTCGTCTGGCTGGCAGAGTTTGGATTTCGGATTCTGTACTATCTGTAGGCCCGAAAGGGCAGGGAGGTTACAATGGCATATCTCACTGGCGCGGACGGCCTAGCAAAGGTCGGGACCGACACAATTGTCAACGTCAAAAGCTGGACGCTGGATATTGGCCGCAACTTCGAGGACACTACGGCACTGGGTGACTCCTGGGATGAAACTTCCCCCACCACCGGAAGAGCCAGCGGGTCGATTGAGGTCGATTATGACCCCAGCGATACGGCGGGGCAACTTGCGATTCAAGCCGCCATCCTCACCGGAGCGGACATCGCCCTCAAGCTCTACACCGCTGCGACTCCGCATTATTGGAGCGGTAACGCGAAGTTCACCGGATCAATCAAGGTAGCCGCGAAAGCCATGCAAACGGCAACCCTGAGTTTTACCGGGAACGGCGCTTGGTCTTACACTTAAGAAGAGGAGATTCAGATGGCATACCTCACTGGTACGGATGGGGTGGCGAAAGTCAACTCAGCCACTATCATCAATGTCAAGAGTTGGGCCCTCGACATCGGTCGGAACTTTGAAGACACGACCGCCCTGGGTGATTCGTGGGACGAGACTTCGCCGACTACAGGCAGATGCAGCGGCAGCATCGAGGTCGATTACGACCCTACAGACACGAATGGCCAACTGGCAATCCAGGCCGTAGTCCTGAGCGGCGCGAGTATCACGCTCAAACTTTTGACCGATCCCACCCACATGTGGAGCGGCTCCGCGAAGTTCACCGCCTCGATCAAGGTCGCGGCCAAGGCCATGCAGACGGCGACGCTCAGCTTCACGGGCACCGGCGAATGGACTTACGGCACCGCTTCATAAAGAGGAGGCACTATGGCATACCTCGCAGGATACCAAGCTAACATTTACGTCGCCAGCGGCGCGGCCGTCACCTTCACAAATGATCCCATGACCGGCGATGCGGCCAGGGTAGTCTACACCATCGATGCCGCAACTAAGCGGTTCTGGGACCGGAGTACCGCCGTGGTCGTCGAAAAGGATATCGGGGCCGGGTATGTCCTGGTCGACGCCGCCGACTACACGGTGAACTACGCCGGGGGCCAGATCGTTTTCAAGGTCGCGCTGCCTCCGGGCACGCTCGGAGTACGGGTCGATGGCGCATACTTCGCCTATTCCCAACTTGCCCAGGCCAGCGAGTGGAGTCTAGATGTCAGCCGGGAACTCAAGGAGAGCAACGTCTTCGGGGCTTCCTGGGACACCTACGAGGCGGTCAACGGCACCGGCAGACTTACCGCCGTACGATTCTGGTACGACAGTTTCTTCTACGACCAGATCCTGACGCTGCTGGGCTTCAAGCTGATGCCCAACTCTTCGGGCACGGCGGCCTGGTACGCCTTCGGGCGGGTCGCCAGCCAATCGCCCAAGGTCACCGCCAAGGAACTCCAGGTGGAAAGCCTTGCCTTCGAGGTCTACGGCAACATAGCCTACATCCCCTAAAGGAGCATCATGTCATTGCGAGACAGGCGCTTCACCGCCAAGCCGCGGGAGGAGCCCATCACCGTCCCTGAATGGGACAATGCGGAAGTTGTTGTCCGGGGCATGACCGGAGAGGATCGTGCGAAGTTCGTGGAAATTGCGCAGAAGAACCCTTTCCATGCCGAAGCCTATGCGGTCATCGCCTGTGTCTACGATCCCGAGACGGGAAAGCCGGTGTACGAGCTGGCCGACCGCGACGAACTGATGAGGCTGGATTGTGCATTCATCGACCGCCTAGGGTTGCCGATCATGCGGCTGTCGGGCCTGACCGGCCCCGCATTGGCCGAGATGGAAAAAAACTTGCGGGCGGCGAGCGGCGCCTTGCAGCCGAGCTCGCCTGGCACTTCGGAATCCCCTCAATAGACGATTTCTTGGCGCGGATCTCGTCTGCCCAACTTAGCGAATGGATGCTGTTACTCAAGGTTCGCGCTGAGGAGCAAGAGAAGGCGCTGAAGGCGCATTGACTATGGGATTGCTGGCAAATCTTTTTGTACGCATCGGGGCGCAAACACAGGAATTCGACCGGGGTATTGCCAAAGCCTCGTCCCGCCTGAAGACTTTCGGCGGGGAAATCCAAAGGGCTGGTACAGTCATGACCGTGGGACTCACGGCGCCCTTGGTGGGAGTCGGAACCGCGGCCATCAAGACCGCCGGCAATATGGAGATGGCGGCCGTCGGCTTTACGACAATGATGAAGTCGGCGAGCGAGGCCCAGAAACACCTTGAGACTCTGAAACGATTCGCCCTGACCACGCCTTTTCAGTTCCCCGAACTTGTGCAGGCTTCCCGGCTCATGCAGGCGTACGGCTTCGCCGCCGCTGATGTGGTCCCCAAACTCCGCACCATCGGCAATGCGGTAGCTGCCCTCGGGGGCGGTTCCGACCTGATGGAGCGCGTGATCCGGTCCATGGGCGAGATTGGGACGCGCGGAAAGATCACCGGCGAGCAGTTGCGCGAATTATCCCGCGCAGGGATCCCGGCCCTGCAAGCAATAGCTGAAAAAATGAGCGTATCGGTGGCGGAAGCTCAGAGGCAGATCACCGCCGGGATGGTAGATGCCCAGACCGCCAGCGCAGGTCTCCTGGAATACATGGAACGGCGCTTCGGCGGTGGCATGGAGGCCATGAGTAAAACCACGCTCGGCATGTGGTCCAATATCAGGGACGCGATCACGTTCACTCTCGCGGACATCGGAAAGGCTCTGCTGCCTGGTGCCAAGCGCATCATGGCGGATTTCATCCAGCCAACCTTGAACGGGATCTCCCGGCTTGCCGGGGGGTTCCAGAACCTGAAGCCATCCGTACAGGCCTCCGTCCTGGCGCTGGCCGGCTTGGCCGCGGCAATCGGTCCGATGCTATGGCTGGCCGGATCAATGACGACCAACATAGCGTCCGGGACGATGGCGATGATGAGATTCGCCTCGGTTGTTGGAGGCACCATCGGAGTAACTGGAACCCTGCCCGGCCTTCTGGTCGCGGTCGGCGCTGCGGCTGCGGCAGCAGGAGCGGCGCTGACCATTTTGGAGGGCGCAAAATTCCTAGGACAAATCCGGGATATCGAAAAGGAACTGGGGCTGGTCATCAATCCGATAAAACTCCTGAAGGACGTTTCGGATGCTGCTTCATGGTGGCTTCCGACGCTCTTCCCGCAGGATACGCAAACCAGGATTCTCAAAGTCAGGGATTCCCTTCTCGCTATAGCACAAGGGACGACAACTATTGCTGCTGGAATCAGGGAGGATCTTCAATCTGCCTTCACCTGGCAGAATCTTTTGACTCCTGGGACCTTTGCGCTGTCGAGAATGAACAAGGGACTGACCGATGTGCGCGAAGGCGTTAAGACCCTCTATCCCGATGTAGACCAACTGCAAAAAGCGCTCGCTGGGCTGAACGAAAGACTGAGAGCAACGCCTGAATGGGCCGAGCGGTTCATGTCCGGCATGGGCGCCAAATTGCGCGCCGGCAGTCTGGGCGAGGCCCTGAGCGGATTGGGCCTGACAGGTACGGCGATGCTGCGGAGCCAACTGGAGGAGGCCAGAAAGTTCAATGCTGTGATTCAGGCCTCGGCCACTGAATCGGCTATCGTCAAAGCTCAAGCGGCGCAAAAGGTAATCGAGGCTGAAAATGCACTTTTCGGAGTAGAAGTGAAGCATGAAGCCTGGCGCGCCCGCAATTTCGAGACTGCCTGCCTGCGGAATCAGATCATCCTGGGACAAGTCGATGCCGTGAAGCAGCGGCACGACGAACTCGTAAAGAGCATCGTACAGATCGGTATTCATCAAGACGAAGTCGCCGAAGCATCCAAAAGATTCGAGGCAATAAGCTGGGGTAAGCAACTGGCGACTCAGGCCGATCAAGCTGAGATAGCCTGGCGCACGTTGAGAGGAGCCATCGAATCGGGCGTGCCACCCTTCGAGGCCATCGGCGAAGAAGTGGATGCGGTCACGATTGCTTTGAGGGAACAGGCGAGAACCATGGGCGACTATGGGATGAAATTGCCATCCCTGATTGTCCTGA